ACTTTCACTTTCTTTTCATATTTTTCTCCTTTTCGTTTTGGGCGGTATCGTATAACCGCCCCATTTTAAATATGCGGAGTGAGATATCAAGAAAAAATAAATACTGGCTTGAGCGTCAAAAGTATCTTACTTTGTACCATTACTGCCTGCAGTATCAGTCCTGGAAAGACGAGTATGTTACTCTTGACGGAAAGAAAGCCATGGTCTACGACGGGATGCCGCACGGATCCAGCGTGGGCAGTCCGACCGAAAACCTTGCGATCAAAAGAGCGGAACTATCAGATAAGATTAAACAGATCGAGGAAACTGCCGTCGAGACAGATCCGGCACTTGCAAAGTGGATCCTGAAAGGCGTAACAGATGAAAACGCCACATACACCTATCTCCAGATGATGATGGACATCCCATGTAGTCAAAACACCTACCATGCACGGAAACGTCGCTTTTACTGGCTCCTGGATAAAAAGATGAAATCTTGGTGATAGCTCAACCAAAACAAGACCTATAATGTGTAAAATTGGCGAAGGCAGAATGAAAGTTCTGTCTTTTTTTATGCGGTAAAAATCATGGATTTTGACTTTAGTTTTGACGATATTTTCAAAGAGAAAAAGCCTGAGCCAGAAAAGAAGGTGAAGGTTTCGCACAGATACGGACACAGACATCTGTCCAGAAAAGTAACAAGCGAACAGTCGCTTTTATCTGAGATGCCATGGCATTACCATGACGGAGACTGTTATCACTGTTTTTCTTGGGGCGATGTTGACAGTCTGACTTACTTCAAACACGTTCTTCGTCAACAGCACGTGAAATATCTTGCCCTGTCTACATGGTGCATGGCGGGTGAAGACGTAGATGATTTACGACAATGGCATGACAGAGGATTCATCGACCGTGTTGATTTCTTTGTGGGTGAGATTTTCCCAGGCTCCTATTCAGAAGTATACGAAGCTGTGAAGAAATTTGCTGACGAAGAAAACGGACGTGTTGTTGTATTCCGAAATCACTCAAAAGTAATGGCAGTCCATGGAGATCTATTCGACTGTCTGATTGAATCGTCAGCTAACGTCAATACGAATCCACGATCAGAGAATACAGTGATTACAGTGGACAGTACACTTGTCCGTAATTACATAGAAATTTTCAACGGGATAACACCGTTCAATAAAGACTATCCGGATAGACCCGGTTATGAATGGAAGTGAGGCGGCGTGAATGATGAAAACTTAATTCCAGTAACAGAGCGAACAAAGAGCGAACAAAGAGAGATTCGTCAAAAGGGTGGTATCGCTTCCGGTGAGTCCCGCCGCCGAAAAAAGACCATCTCAGAACTTGCTGCTTCCATGCTCAATAGTAAGCTGTCAGAAGGTGCGAAAAGCGGCATAAAGGGGCTTGTTCCTGATATCGAAGAGAATGAGCTGACTGTGGCTGCTGCTATGGTTGCCGGTCAGATCCAGAGTGCTATCAAAGGGAACACGACTGCATACCTTGCACTGACAGAACAGGAGGAAAAGACCAGGCGCGCCGACAAAAGCGGTCGGTACGAATTGCCAGCCGTCGCCCTGGGCAAAGCCTATGTCGATATCAACCGCGAAATCGTACCAAACAAGAAGTATGTTTTCGAGGGTGGACGTGGCTCCCTGAAATCTTCTTACATTTCCATGAAGATTGTGGAGCTCTTAAAGAATAATCCAGGATTGCACGCTTGTGTTGTGCGTAAAGTTGGAAACACTCTGAAGGATTCCGTTTATGCACAGATCAAATGGGCAATCAATACACTTGGTTTGACAGATGAATTCGATTATAAAATCAGTCCGCTTGAGATAAAGTATCGAAAAACCGGTCAGACCATATATTTTCGAGGTGCAGACGATCCAATCAAGCTGAAGTCCATTAAGCCAGAATTTGGATATATCGGAATACTATGGAAAGAGGAAGCCGACCAATTATCCGGTGCAGTCGAAGAGCGTTCCATCAATCAGTCTGTTCTGCGTGGCGGCAATATAGCATATGATTTCATGAGCTACAACCCGCCAAAATCAAAGAGTGCATGGGTTCACAGGGAAAAGTTGAATCCGGATCCGCACAGGGTCATCCATTCGAGTACTTATCTCGAGGCTCCAAAGGAATGGCTGGGTCAGAAATTCATCGACGACGCGGAACATCTGAAGGAAGTTAATCCTGATGCTTATGACAATGAATATATGGGCGTGGCAAACGGAGACGGCGGGAACGTATTTGAGTATCTGGAAATCAGAGAAATCACCGATGAAGAAATAGCCACATTTGACCGCATCTATCAGGGTGTGGACTGGGGATTTAACCCCGACCCTTATGCGTTTGTGCGTATATACTACGACCATGCACGGGAAACCATCTACTTCATAGATGAGATATACGGCACAAAGATGCTGAACAGCGACACAGCAGCGATCATTCTGGAAAGAGGATATAACGACTATCTTGTGACGTGTGATTCACAGGAAAATAAATCTGTCGCTGATTACAACGATCAAGGGATCAAAGCACGCGCTGCTATCAAAGGACCAGGCTCTGTCGACTACGGAATGAAATGGCTTTGTGGCAGAAAGCTCGTCATCGATCAGAGGCGCACGCCGAATGTGCACCGAGAATTTACAAGATATGAATTTGAACGGGACAAAGAAGGAAACATTGTGAGAGGTTATCCCGATAAGGATAATCATTCGATAGACGCAACAAGGTACGCTCTGGAATCCTTCTATAACCAGAGGGGGACAAGCGCATGAGTATATTATCGAAAATCAGAAAGTTGGTGAGCACAATGATTGAACAATTCAGAGGGAAAGCAGTCGAGGATTTCAACGTGCTCCCCATCACAAGTACAGAGGTCGGAAGCCTGATTGATATCTGTGAACAGGTGTATACAGGTGAGCCTCCGTGGCTAAATCCTTCTGACGGGATCGGGACGGTAAATTTCTCGAAGACCATCTGTGAGGAGATCGCCCGGCTTGCGACCCTTGCCATTGGGATCCAGGTGGAAGGATCCGCCAAAGCTGACTATCTGCAGGAGCAGGTGGACAAGATGTATTTCCAGCTCCGGCATTGGATTGAATACGGATGCGGATACGGAACAATCATTCTGAAACCAAACGGAACAGACGTCGATGTGTTCACACCGGGGCAGTACATGATCACTGAGAAGAAAGGCGACCGTGTGACTGCTGCAGTGTTCGTCAATCGGACAACGGATGAGACCGGAAAGAAATATTTTACCAGGCTTGAATATCACAGATTTGAAGACGACATATACCGGATTTCCAATGTCTGCTATTGTTCGAATGATGCTAATGACGAAGGCCAGCGGATCAACATTGAGAACACTCCATGGGAAGGCATGGAGGAAGAAACAGCTATCGAAGGCCTGACTGCTCCCTTGTTCGGAGTTTTCCGGACGCCTTCCGCAAATAACATAGACCTTGACAGTCCGGTTGGCTTGCCGGTGTTTGCGCAGGCCATTGTAGAGCTGCAGGATCTGGACATTGCATACAGCCGAAATGCTACTGAAATAGCGAACAGTAAGAAGATCGTGCTGTTGGATGACCGACTGACAATGCAGGCCGGCGTGAAGCTTGGAAGTAAGGGGCTCGACCTGCCTGATTTTGTAAAGAACGTATTCGCGAGTGAAGCGAACAGTTTCTATCAGGAAATAAATCCGACACTGAACACGGAAATCCGCCAGAGAGGCATTGACGCTCTTCTGTCTCAGATCGGTTTCAAGTGCGGATTCTCTAACGGTTATTTCGTGCTTGACCAGAAGACCGGAATGATCACAGCAACGCAGGTCGAAGCGGATGACCGACGGACAATCCAGACCATCAAAGACGTACGGGACAAGATGGAGGACTGCCTGGACGGGCTTATATATGCAATCAGTGTGTATGCTGATTTGTACGGACTGGCTCCGGCAGGGGATTATGAAGTCAGCTATGATATGGGTGACATCACGTACTCCGTTGAAGAGGACAAGGTGCGTTGGTGGGGCTACGTCACAGCGAACAAGATCCCCGCATGGTATTACTTCGTCAAATTCGAGAACATGACCAAGGAAGAGGCGAAAGCCCTTGTCGAGGAAGCCACTCCCGAGATGCCGTCTCTGTTTGGATTCCGAGAGGAGTGATAGCGAATGCTCACTTCTGACTACCTACTCCATTGCACGGAAGGGGCTGAGCACATTAGCTCACAGCTTCATGCTCAGCTTATGCGCCAGATCATTGCAAGAATTCAGGCAAGAGCTTCAAAGGGCAAAGACTACATCCTGACCGCTTCCGACAAATGGAGGATCCAGACCCTGCAGGATGCCGGTTATCTTCTGGCGGACATTCAGAAGGACATTGCAAGGTATACCGGATACCAGGAGAAGGAGATCAAAGAGGCTATGTTGGATGCAGGCGTGGAGGCCATGGAATACGATGACCGGATTTATAAACGGGCCGGCTTGAAGCCTTCTGAAATGAGTCCTCACATGGAACGTCTGATGGAAAGGAACTATCGGCGGACACTCGGAGAATGGCAGAACTTCACGGGAACCACAGCCAACGCCACACAGCAGACCTTCATCAATACAATGGATGAAATGTACCGGAATGTCGCAACAGGCGGTATGGGGTACATACATGCATACATTGAGGCCATTGACAAGATTGCCAATGAGGGCGTTGTCATCTACTATCCAACAGGACACAAGGATACAGTGGAAACAGCAACGCTCCGATGTGTGCGGACAGGCATCAGCCAGACCACAGCAGAAATTACCATGGAGCGCATGCAGGAGATGGGCGTTGACCTGGTATTGGTCAGCTCGCATCAGGGAGCCCGCCCGGAGCATGAAGCATGGCAAGGGCAGGTCTACAGTCTGTCAGGATTGGACATGCGATACGAAAACTTCTACCTCGCAACGGACTATGGGAGTGTAACGGGACTATGCGGTGCAAACTGCAGGCATAGTTTTGGTCCTTATTTTGAAGGAATGGACAATCCGTTTGAGAGATACGATGATGCCGAGAACAAACAGCTTTACGAGGACACCCAGAAACAACGTGCTATGGAGAGATCTATCAGAAAAGACCGGCGAACTGAACAGGCTCTGAAGTTCGCCATGGAAAACGAGAAGGATCCAGAGGCGAAAACACTGCTAAAGGAAGAACACGCCAAAGTACACGGCAAGATAAGCAAGAAACTCGAACGCTACAAAGAATTCTGTGATGAAAAGAACTTCAGGCCACTGCCCGAAAGAATGAGAGTAGCACAGGCGGGACGCAGAAGGCCGGAGGATAATATAAGGATTGAAAAGAGGGTACCGAGCGGGATGCCGCAAGCTCCTGACCGTGGTAATTCTAAAGCACCAACGCATATATCACAAGCGCAACCTATTCCAACGCCTACACCACCAAAGACGATAGAAGAAGTCAATAACCGCACCACAAGCGCATTGGAAGCGGCATACGAAAACCATCGCACAATGAGAAATACAACTAGCGTGCCGTTGAAAGAAATGACAAATGTGCTTGCATCCCCGATAAGCTGTAATTATGGGAAAATGTCCGTTGAAAGTGCAGATGTATTCGATAAGGCATTTACAAAACTGAT